AACTTGTGCTATCTTTGCCATTATCTACGTCCATCTGGTTGTATATCTAATCTAAATGTGCCAAGTCTCCAACTTTGACTAGATCCTGTATTCGCTACTTTTAATGCGATAGCTCTTGCTCTTGCACGTGTATCTACTTTTTTGGTAGAGGATGTCACAGTAAAAGGTCCTAGTGCAGAACTAGCTTGTGTATCATTTGGAAAATCTCTAAGTTCTAACGTTATTTGTGTGTCGCCTGTTTGAGATATAAAATCAGGTATAAATCTTCTTATCTTCATTATAAATTCTCCATCTCCTCTAAGATCTGCTGCACCTGTGGTTTGACCTGTAACACTTCTTCTTTGACTTATGTCAAAATCTCCCGAAGATATGTTTGCAAGTATTGCAGTTATAGTTCCATTTCTGTTTTGATCTACCCCTGTCTCATGTTCATAGTAACTTGTTCTTCCTTCGGTGTTTCCCACGACATCATGAGATGCATCATTTGATGCATCATATTCTAAAGCACGTGGTTTAGTAAATACCGCTGAGTCTTGCCACATGGTTCTGGATAAACTACCAATAGTCCAAACCGGTCTTCGTGGTGATGAATCAAAATAATTATATGTAACCATTCTGTTGACAACGGTGGATGTAGACTCTGGATAAAACCAAGTCACCTCTCCAAATAGATTATTCAATCCTGCTGATATCATCTGATTACCTGATTCAAGATTTATATTATTGTATACAAAATCTTCTACCAAACACGGTAGTGATTCTAATTTACCAGCGTATCTAAAAAAACCATTCTCTGACATCCAATATGCAGCACCATCAACTTCAACACATGCGTTCTGTCCTGCGAGTCCACAGTTAGTTCCAACTTGTGAGAAAGCAAACGTAAAAGGTGATCCCACAAAACGTTGTAAAAATAATGCTGTATCACTCCAAACATATATGGCGTCACGACCTCTGATTGCTCCTCTGATCTGTGATCCATCGGCCAATCTTTGTGTGCCGGCTGTGTTGGTTGCAGATGGAGCATATGTATTTATATCTTCCTGGTCAGAAAATCTAATAAACATATCATCTTGTGTGGCTTTGTCACCAATCGTTGTTTCTGTTCCAAAGAAAACCAAGTGTCTGTCAGGTGTTGACACCACCATGTGTCTTGATGCAGTTGGAGCTCCTGATATAATATTACATCTTGTCTCTGTTGCGTTTGATAAAGATGAGTCCCATTCAAAAACCTCGCCATCATGAATTAAACAGATCGCTTTATCTCCAAAATTATCTATCGACCACATGCCTGGTTCAAGGACTAAGTCACCAGATGCAGCCTCACCCCATGCTACATAATCAGTGCTGTTCTTAACTGAAGCACCACTACTGTGTGCCGATCTTGTTGAATTTCTAACAGCTCTTGTAATACCTGTTAGTGTAGTTCCACCTGAAACACCGGTATAAGATATCTCCTCATTACCCACTTGAATAAAATTAGTTCCAGAACTTGGAAACTGTGTGGCATCTGCTAAAACAATCGACGTTCCAGATCCTCCTGTTCCTGCAGTGTCATCTAATAATGCTCCGTTTAAAGTTGTCGTGACCGGGTTGGATGCCTCTCCACCCCAAGATCCTAGACCCCAACCAAATCCTTTTTCTTGAACAGCAGATCCAACAGGGAAATAATGTCTTACTCTAATACCACCTGATGTCGTTGCACCAGATCCTGTTTCATTTGATGGCATAGTAATTGTTATCGTTTCTGATGTGGGAACGGTTGTGACCATAAATTTTTTATCATCAAAATCAGACGCACTAAAATTAGAATTAGTTATCGCAGTAAAATTATCTAGTAGAATAATATCTTGAGGATTAATACCATGAGCTGTTGGAAAAGTTATTGTAACAGTCGGTGATCCGTTGCTCGTGGTAAATGCACTTGTAAGAGTCGTTGTGGTTTTAATAGGGTGAATATCGTAAAATACACCTCCAGAAAAAGCGTATAATATTCTATTTGTTCCAATGATAGCGTATCTTCTTCCTAAACTATTGACAAAATGATGAAGACCACGTCCAGCTCCTGTAAGCTCATTTTCATTCAAGGTGCCTAATTGATTCCAACCACCTATTTTTTCAGGTATACCATATCTAAAACGAACATTATCGCAGTCAACCCATTGTGACTCGGCTGTAGTCTCTGAGATTTGTTTATTAATACCGGGTTGAAATCCTATCTTTTGTAGCATATAATGCCTTATATATTAAATTTTTAAAGAATGAAAGTAACATAAAAATGGACCATTTGGAAGCGATTGTAGAGCTTAAAAATATAGTGCCTTGCGAATTTATAAATAAAATCATACCTTTAATAAATGAAAAATGTCAAAAAAATTTAAGTGTTTTATCTGGTTTAGACAAAGATATAAGAAACGTTAAAGGATATCATTTAAATTTCAAAACACCTACAAATTTATTTTATTGGAATTTTATAAAAGAAGAAATTCAAAAATTATATTTAAATTATAAAATGAAATTTCCAAAAATGTCTAGTGGAAAAATAGATCAAATTGATCTACTTAAATATACACCTGGTGGTAAATACGAAGTTCATATAGATCATTATACTAACACTCCTAGACATTTAAGTATTATAGTGAATTTAAATAATGAATATGAAGGAGGGGATTTAGTTTTTACAGATCAAAAAAACAATGTAATTAAAAGATTAAAATTAGGAAAAGGATCTATCGTATTTTTTCCAAGTAATTTTATGTATCCACACAGTATTGAACCCATTAAGAAAGGAACAAGATATAGTATAGTTGCATGGCTTCAGTAAAATATAAATTAATTAAAAATTTTTTTAATAAACAAGAATTAGAAGTTTATCAAAAATATTGTTATAATAAATTAGATATAAGCTTAGACTATAAAATTGATCCATATTCGTTTTCACCTGCATGGTATGATGATCCACTAATGAATTCTTTATTAGATGTAAAATTACCTGTGGTTGAAAAAGAATCTAATTTAAAATTGTTTCCAACTTATGCTTATTGGCGATATTATATTTTTGGAGGCACGTTAAAAAAACATTCTGATAGACCTTCTTGTGAAGTTTCTGTTACCGTTTGTATAAAAAAATATGATGACTGGCCAATTGTGGTAGAGGGGACTTCTTTTGAATTAAAAGAAGGAGACGCAGTTTTGTACGCAGGTTGTGATCAAAAACATTGGAGACCTGGTGTTTACAAAGGTGAAGGTATGGCTCAATTATTTTTACACTATGTAAATAAGAATGGTCCTTATACTCATCATGCTTACGATAGATATTTTAGAGATACAGGTAAAAAAGGAGATGTATGACAGTTGAAATAAATAATGTTTTTCCAAATCATGTAGCTGTAAAAAATTTAAATTTATTAAACTTTAAAGTTGTAGGTAAAGATTTAAAAAAAACATTTGAATCAAATATAGAGACATCTTTAAATGGAGTTACTTTATTTGATCAAAATTCTATAAATTATTTAAACATGGAATTAAGAGAAATATTAGGTTATTTATTAAAACCTTACTGTGATAATTTTGTTTTCAATGTTAATGGGATTTGGATTAACAAATATAAAAGTGAAGACTATCAAGGTGCGCATATTCACCCAAGTGACTTTTCCTTTATTATATATTACAAGATAAAAAAATCTTATACGGTGTTTAATTCACCAATTAAAAATTTATTAGAAATGTTTGACAGTAAAATATTTTTTAAACACTACGAGCCTGAATTAAAACAAGGAGATATAATAGTATTTCCCTCTTATTTAGAACACTGGGTAAGACCTAATTCTGACAATACAACAGTTGCAGGAAATATAAAAATAATAGATGTAAAGGAGAAAAAATAAAATGGATCAAAAAACAGTAAATATAAACAATTTTATTGCTGTGTATGATAATTATATTACAAAAGAAGATTGTAACAAAATTATTAAATTTTATGAGCAACAAAATAAATTTAATAAAACATTTAATAGAATAAGAACTGAAAACCAATCTGTATTACAAAAACAAGATCAACAATATTTTGCTAACCATGAAAACATAGAAATTTGGTGGAGTCAATTTTATTCTACGATAATGAATTTTGATATAGCTTGGAAACATTATTTAAAAAATACAGGGGCTAGTGATGCTTATGGTATGAAAGAAGATGAGTTTTTTCATTTTGCTTCCATGAAAATTCAAAAAACTTTACCTACAGAGGGATATCATGTTTGGCACATTGAACATAATAGAGGTTTTGAAAATGAAAGTAGAGCTTTTGTATATTCAATATATTTAAATGATGTTGAAGAGGGTGGAGAAACAGAATTTCTACATTTTTCTAAAAGAGTAAAACCTAAAGCAGGTAGAATTGTTATATGGCCGGCAGGTTTTCCATATCTTCATAGAGGTAACCCACCTTTATCAGGTGAAAAATATATATTAACTTCTTGGATGACATTAAAACCCACATGATCAAAATTGTGGATAATTTTTTTGAAGAGGTTTTATTTAGTAATTTAAAAAATCATGTTGTGAATAAATTATATTATGAACCAAGATATTTACCTAATACAAAAGAAAAAAATAAAGATACCTACTATGGAAGTAGATTTATTTTATCAAATGATTCAAAATTATTGCAAACTTTTATTAAACAGTCAGAAAAAAAATTTAAAATTAAAATAAAAAAAGTTCATTATGATAGTGGTATAGACATAAGAAATTTAGATCATTTTATACCTCACATAGATTCTACAATAGGCGCTAAAATAAATATCTTAATAATGATAAGTGGGCCCACTGCGGTTACAAATGGAACTGTTTTTTATCAAAAAGGAGAGTTAGATATTCACGTAGGATTTAGAGAAAATAGAGCTATATTATTTCCTTCAGATTGGGTGCATTCTGCACATGCTACTAATGTACCTAATTTAAAAAGGCACACAGGTACTTTATTTGTAACTGATTATGATGAGGAATAAGAGGTAGGTCTTGGACCTTTTTCTTCTTCTTCTCTAGGATCATTGTCCCAATCACTTTGTAATTTTGCTAAATGAGCTGCATCCCATCTATCAGTGAATTCTGAAAAATCGCCAAGATCAGCATCTTCCCAAGTACAATGTGGTGTTTGATCTCTGTGTTCTACAGTATCGCTTGGTTCAAATGTTCCGTACTGAATAGCCCAAATGTTGGACCATTTAGAGTCATTCCAAAAAGAATCATCATCAATTACATAAGGACCTGCAGCATCACCACTTTGTTTAATAATCATCTTATCATCAAATACTACTGTCCATGTTGAGTTTGTTGCCATATTTTCTCCTAAGTTTTAATAATATATAATGTTGTTAAATAAGGTTGTAAAACTGATGTTGCATCTCCAGTAAAGTTTGCACTCATATTGTGTTGGTGTCCTTGACCTGAACCTGCAGAGTTAGTCGCTCCAGTTCCACCACCACTGTGATAACCTGCAGCAATACCGTCTTGATAGTTAGGTGCCACATTACTAGGTGGTGAGGCTCTTGTACCTATAGGGTGACTGTGAGACGCTAACTGTGCCGTTGACAGTGTTGCATTAGCTGTTGTACCCCCGACATTACCACTTGAAGCTACAGTCTCAGCACCTCCAGTTGAGGCTAAAGCTTTATTATTTGATTTTCCAAGACATACGTTGTTTTGTAAATCAGGTAAATTAAAAGTAGATGATCCGTCTCCAGATCCATATGTGGTTCCTACAACTGCAAATAAAGCAGAGTAAGTTGATCTTGAAACAGCCGCACCATTACACTCTAAAAAACCTGATGGTACTGATGAAGAGGACCATGGTACAATAATACCTGTGTTGACTCCTTCAATACCTGTAAGGTTTGCTCCAGAAAAATCGTATTTTGTTGCTTCGTAATTTGACATATTATTTCTCCGTAAAAGTCCATCCTACATTTGAACCAGAAAAGACTAATCCAAAAGCTGCGCCCTCAGTATTAACCACTAAGTCAGATGATGCGTTAGCTATTTTAGAACTGTTTCTTCCAACAGTCAAGGCGTTAGAATCAAATGTATATCTTGAATCTACAAAATGAACCTCATCACCAACTGCAGGTGATGCAGGTAGTGTAATTGTAAAAGCTGAACTATTTGTATCTACAAATAATTTTGCTCCTGCTTGAACAGTTTCAGCTGCAGTAACAGTTCTCCATTTTCTATATTCATTTGCTTTTTCTACATTAGTTCCATCAGCGTATAAAACATAACAATTCCCTTCACACAAAAGAATTCCTGTGCCAGAGGCAGTTTTAAAAGTTAAAGTATAACCTGCATGGTCTGTGCCATCTATGACATTATACACTTTTTCAATACTGTCAGGGACAGTCACTGTTCTATTTGCTGCTAATGTACCTGTTAATTTTATTGTAGCATTTCTTGCGTTAGAAATTGTGGCGTCTGACATAGCAAGAGCAACATCGGCTGATGCTACACCAATTTCTTCGTAACCTGCAACTGCTTGTTGCACTAGGTTTAAATTTGTATTTGTTTTTGTTCCCCAAGTACCGGCGTTTTCACCGGTTGCCATTAGCTCTAATTTTAAATCAGATGAAAATGTAGATGCCATAATTTTTTCTCCTATGCGACGTCACTATATGTTATATTGGTACCTGTTGCAACATTAGAATACGAAATATTTGATCCTGTGTCAACCGCTTGATACGCTTGAATTCCAAACCCTGTAGCGGTTCCAAACTCTGCTATAGAAGCGTTCATGGCCAGACCTGTTATATTTGGGGTAATAGAAAACGATATTGAAGCACTTCCTACAGATGATGTGGCAGATACACCTGTTAACCCTATCACATCAGCAGGAATTATTGATCCCACGCTTGATGTTATTCCTAAGCCGGTAGGTGTTAAAGTAATATCTCCTGTTTGTGTTAATATTCCAACAGATGTAGTTCCAGAAACTCCTGTGACTCCCATTACATCAGCGGGACTTAATGAACCCACCGAAGAAGTTAAAGATTGACCGTTTAATTCAACAAAAACACTAAAATCAATTGTGACTGATCCATTAGAAGTGGTTGCAGAAACTCCTGTAGGTTCTACGGTTACATTCCCAATTACTGTTGGAGATCCAACACTAGCTGTAGATGAAACTCCTGTTAAGCCCATGACATCAGCAGGAGTTATAGCTCCAACACTAGATGTTGCTGATTGACCGTCTGCAATTAAAGTTCCTTGAATACCCCAACCTCCAGCGTTCCAAGTTTGTCTACCCCAACCAGAATTTATCTCTGCATCTATGGTTAATGATCCTGTGCTTGATGTTGCGGATACTCCTGTTAAAGTTATATCTAAAGCACTCTCACCCCAATTTTCAAAACCCCAAGTATCTGATCCCCAGCCTTGTTCAGGAAATGCCTGTAGCTCACCTAGGGAAGTAGATGCAGACACTCCTGTTACCGCAACATTTGCACGGTCTTGTTGTCCCCAAGAATTTTGACCCCAGGTAAACATACTCCAAGTATCTGAGGCTGGAGTATTTGCAGTCCAACCCATTCCAGAGTGATTTGTGCAATAATAATATAAAGTTGGTGCATCCTCAGCTACTGTAATTTGTGTGTATGCTCCAGATTGTCCTGGAGTTCCACTAGTTGTCACTCCGGTTGTATACTCACTGCCTCCAGAATGTGTTCCGTTTGCGGTTGTAGAAAATCTTAATGGGTGTCCAGAATTTGAACTATCGGATTGATCAAATTTATACGTTCCAGATTCAGCAATGTATAAAGTTACATCTGCGGTTGCAGTTGAACCATTGATTGCATATTTATTGGATGAACCAAAATTATGATACGGATGATTAGATGGGTTACCACCAACCACCGTTACTGTAAAAGTTCGAGTAACGGACATCCGTTAACCCTCCCTACGCTATTCTAATGATCGCGTTTGATGCGTCTGCTGTTGGGAATTGAATTGTAAAAGTTCCACTTGTTACAGTTTTATCTCCACCAAAAGCAATAACTGCAACAGCTTTATTAGACTGAGAAGAATTATAAATTAATGCACCATTAGCTGTAAAAGATGCAGAAGTAAAACTTACATCTGCAAAATCACAAACCGCAGTTGATGAATCTAAAGTTGGAGTTACACTTGTTAAAGTAGCTCCTCCTGCAGAGTATGCAGATCCTGACGTGTTTGAAATTTCATTTGATGTTGAGTAAGCAGTTGTGCTTGCACCTAAAGATGCAGAACTTGTGTATAGAGCTATCTTAAAAGTATTACCACTTGATGCAGTAAGATTATGTGTTCCAACTAAAATCTCTTGTTTAAAGCTGTTACAAATTGCCGATGATATTGCCATAATTTATTCTCCTACGGGTTTGCTGAGTTGATTGGTATACGAACAGCGCCATCAGTGTAGTCGTCTCTTCGTCTTCTACCAACTTGCTCTGCAGCAAACTTCTGTACCTCTTGTTTATATTTATTTTCATATAATGTCAACATATCTATCGGACCTTTTAAAAAGCCATATGCCTCTGATAGACAGCAATATAGTAGTCCATTTGGAAAA